ATGGGTTATTGACATTTTCAAATATTTACTTACGTGTTTATCAATAGAAATCCGCGTTTACCCTTAATAAATAACAATTAAATAAATGAAGATACTATTAACTATATTATTAAGTTTGTTTTTGGTAGGGGGATTTTCGCAATCACTCCCACAAGGTAATCCCGTAACCAATTCTACAAGTTGGATAAAATACGCTTTTTTAAAATCAGATAGTGGCTATATCCCCGCAGTAAGGACGGATACAAATATGAAAGCCCGTTATTATGGTACAGAAATAATTTTTGCAAATGCAGGGGTGGATACAGCAAAATGGTTTTGGAATGGTTTCGGATGGAAACGAAACTCATCAACCGTAGATAGTAGCCTATTTGTAACCCATACAGCACTTAATGATACCTTGTTGGGGTATGTTAAGATACAAACACAAAACCCTACTGCTACTTTGACAGGGGGATTTTCACAGGAAATCGTTGCTAGTGGGGCTGCATTGTCTTACACTTTAAATTGGGGGGCGGGGAGATTATCGGCTACATCAACACAGGGAGCAACAAATCCCATTGCTACAATAGTAGTAGCAGGTACAGGGCAAACATTTACACAACCAAGTGCAGGTAGTACAGTAACAGGCACACAAGGAGTTTCAGTAACAAGAAACACTAATACTACATATAGCAATGTAGTCACTACTACTGATTCAAAAACGGCTACGGCAACGACTATATTTTCCTTTTATAACAAAAGGTATTTGGGATTTTCGGCAACAACAACCCCCACCCAAGCAGAAATATTGGCAGCCTTATATCAAGATAATAGCGGGGGGGCAACTTCACTTTCGTACACAATCCCACAACAAGGCAGCGCAAAGTATCTTTTCTATGTCAATACGAGTACAGTTACAAGTGTTACCGTAAATGGATTCCCATCTACATCTGCATTTAGTCTAAATAATTCAATTACCTTTACAAATGCAAGTGGGGGAACATATAATGGATACTATACAGTAAGTAATAATCAAATTGGTAATCTTTCAGCAACAGCAGTAACTTTTCAATAAATGAAGAAACTATTAATTATATTATCTCTTTTTATAAGCCTTAATTCTTTTGGGCAAGTGTTTATCAATTCTAGTGGGGGGATTCAACCCGCAGGGGCTTATGCAGGATATTACGGCACATATCTTCAAGGGGCTACAAAAGTAGTTTATGATACGATTGCAAGAAACGCAATCCCCACTTATTATAGAGATACTATAACCTTTATGGTTTATACTAAGGTAGATAGTTCTTATTGGATTCTAAACGGGGGGATAGCTAATAGCAACTTTAAAAAAGTTTCCCAATTCAATAGTGCATTAGCAAGTGGAAATACATTCAGCAATGGGGTAATTCAAGATATACCTTTTTATAATGGTGTTCATTCATTAAGCTATACTGCAAATCTTTCAATAGATACACCTAGCGGTACGACATATTATTACATAGGTAAAACAACCAAAAATAATTATACCCCACTAAGTACAGACCCTTCTAATCCTAGTGTCGGAATATCGGTTTATTCAAAGACTAATAATGGCTTTACAGAACCCTACTACATAGATAGTCTTGGCAATTCAAGTAGGTTAAGTACAGTAGGGGCTAGTCCCAAAAATACGGGGACGGGGATTTCCCCACTAACACCCGTTTGCCTTGATTCAACATCTAGTATAGCAATAGCAAAAGGTAGTAATCCTAGATACCCCCCTTTTGCAATATCTTTAGATTCCATCCCTAATAATGGATATGGAAGAATAGTTTATAACGGGGGGATAGTAACGGGGCTTAATTTAAGCATATACAATGCAGGACAAAACGTTTATCTAGGCGATAACGGGGGAATATCACCAACCCCCTCTACATTATACCCTGCAATGAGAATAGGTATAGTAACCGCTAATAATACAAACGGTTCATTATTGGTTGCAATCGGTAACGTTCCTAAAGATAGTTTAAACGCTTCTAATTATTTCTCACAAGGCGGCAACTCATTCGGCACAACTGCAACATTGGGTACTACGGATAATAACGACTTGAAAATAATGAATAACAATACTAACTATTGGACTTTCGGCAAAACAGGCACATTAAGTAATAGTGGCGTTTCTTTTGATTTTGCAGGTGACGTAACCGCATCGAGTAGCGCAGCCATAACAGGAGGTGCGATATATCCTATTAATTACTTATCATTGCCCGACACCAACAGAAACGTTGCTTATAATTTGATAGGCACTCATAATGGTAGTTTATTTGCTCAAATAGGTTCGGGGCAATATTTTAGGCAGGTACTAATGGCTAAGGATAGTAGTTTATACATTACCCCTACTTACTTCAACGCTAACAAAGGCACAGGTAGCATCACAGGCAACTCCCCAACTATCACATCTTCGAAAGTACCCCTAACTTATTGGAATGGCACAAACCATGTGGGATATACCAACGGTGTAACAGTAGATACAGCGTGTGGTAATGTAGCGGCGAATACGTTTTATAGCGGTTTTAGTAACGTAGCGGCAAGCGGCACACAGATAACTTTAACCGTTTTATCTACCCCCAACTATTACATAACAGGGTCAGGTGGGCAGGTTGTGCAGTTACCTGATGCAACTACTTTGCCCAATGGGTGTACTTTTAGTTTCAATAACAATCAGTCTAGTGGAGCAGTAACCGTAAACAATAACTCTGGAACAACTGTTTTATCCATCCCTTCGGGCGGTTATGCCTATGTTGTATTGGTAAGCAATGGCAGTTCAGCGGGTACATGGGATTATCATTTTAGCGCACCTTCGGCGGTAAGTTGGAGTACAAACACTTTTAATCTAGGGGCGGCAAGTATAACCAACGCTACATGGAACGGGTCAGTAATAGGCAGTACTAAAGGCGGTGCAGGTAGTGTAACGGGGATATTAAAGGCGGACGGTAGTGGTAATGTTAGCGCGGCAACGGCTGGTGCATCAAACGACTATTTAGCAGGAAGTAGCCTATCTGCAACTCGCAACGTTTCTACGGGTTCAATCTTTACCTACAATTCAAGCACAGGTGCATATAATTTGGATACGACTAAAATAGTGGCTAATATTACAACAGGCTTTGGATTGACAGGAATTGGAACGAGTGGCAGCCCTTTAAAAGTAGATAGCGCATCAGTAGCAACAGTAACACAAACTTTCAGCCCCATCATTACCCTTACAGACGGGGCAACTATTACTTGGGATGCTCGTAACGGATGCAATGCACAGGTAACACTTGCAGGCACAGGCAGAACGCTAACAATATCCAATGCGGTAGCAGGGCGAACTTATCATTTAGATGTTTATCAAGATGCCACAGGAAGTCGTACAATCACCACTTATACTAACTTTATTTCGCCAGCAGGAGTAATACCCTCACTTACTACAACAGCAAGTTCGAGGGATGAAATATGTATATTTTATGATGGCACGAAATTTACGTCTGTTTGGTTATTAAATTGTAAATAAATGAGATATTTAGTTATTTTATTATTATTCATTGGCGTTGCAAACGCACAGCCTATGCGATTCTTTTTAGGAGCAATCGGGCAATACCCACCAATTGTAACAAATGGATTGATAGCAAACATTACCGCTCAAAATTCAAATTCTTATAATGGTATTGGGAGTTTATGGTATGACATAAGTGGAATGAGCAATAATACTACTTTAGTTTCAAGCCCTACATTTAATACTTCAAAAAATGGTTACTTTACTTTTAATGGAAATCAATATGCCTCTTTTGGTAAACAGATTATTAGCGCATTATCTAGTTCAACAGTTTGTTTATGGGTAAATGTAAATTCCGCTTCTTCGGGTGGTGCAATGTATTGTGAAAGGGCATCTAGCGGCAATGATATATTTAAAATAGACAATGGTAGTAATTTTGATGGTTTTACAGTAGGGTTCGTGCAACGTAATGATGCCGGTAATTTAACGCAAATAAAAACAAGTGTTTCAATATTAAATAGTAATTGGACTAATATATGTGTAACTAATAACGCCAATGCTATTACTGTATATATTAATGGGGTTTCAAAAGCAACAGGTACTATAACAAATAGCACGCTAACCAATAGCGGACTTGATGCAAGAATAGCATCTGATAAGGGAGATCTTACGCAAGGATATAATGGTTTTATATCAGTTTGCCAATTATATAATAGGGCATTAACATCAACAGAAGTCGCTCAAAATTTTAACGCATTAAAAAGTAGATACGGATTATAAATCAATCAATTATGAAGAAGTTATTATTAGGATTATTAGTATTAGGGTCGTTAAGTGTTATGGCTCAAACAATAGACACGACTATTACAGGCTGCACAGCCGCAAGAATAAACGAAGTCTATTTTAGGCAAGGTTTCCCCGAACAGAAAGACACCTTGTCAGCTATTGGGATAACTGGCTCAAATCAGTCTTATTCAAGTGAAAATGACACCTTAGTAACTGTTAGCTATGTTTTAATAGCTAATGATGGCAGGAGGGTTAAATCAAATCAGTATACTTTGACATCAGCACAATACACGGCTTGGGATGGTTCGGCGTTGATGCTTTTACAATTCGTTGCGGCGTTTTTAAAATTAACATTCAAATAAAATCACATTAAGAGACTATGTTACACCACATTAAACAGACAGCAGACGGATTTGCAACACTAATAGGGGGATTAGGTTTTTTTGCAGTATCGGCAAATGTAGCCGATTGGACTATGAAAATTATCTCATTTGTATTAGGGTGTGTTGTATCCGTTTTTGCCATAATTTACTACTACCAAGCTATCCGTAAAGACGCTAGTAAAAAATAATGTGGATAATTAAACTTATTTATGTAGTTTTGTCTATGTATATAGGTTATAAAATATTTGATAATAATTTAAAACAGAAGAAATGATTAAATCGTGGAAGACAACATTAGCAGGGATTTTAGCAGTATTGCCTACGTTGGCACATACTTTATATCCCCAATATGTGACAACAGATGTAGCAACAGCTATAACTACTATTTTAGTAGCAGCAGGTTTGATTGCAGCTAAAGACGGTAACGTAACAGGAGGCACTACGCCACAGTAAACTGATTGCGGCTACATTGCCCCAAGTTCGCCCTTAAATCATACGGGGCTAGTGTCCGAGACACATTTAACGCCCTCTATCTAACACAAGAACGATAGAGGGTACTTTTAAAAAGAGAAAAAATGAAAGCAGATAAAGGTTATAGTTACATTGGAATTATCATTTTATTTGGACTGATAATGTGGCATTTAACGGGTTGTATGTCCGACCGTACAGCGTTACAGAAAGTGCTAACTAAAGAACCGCTATTTGATACGGTGGGGCAAGTTTACACTAACTTACACCCTTGCGATAATAAGGTGATATCGCATTCGAGCGATACAACCTATTTGCACGATACCTCTATTGCTACTTGTCATGATACAGTAGGCAATTACATACACGATACCACTACAATAACCCACACAAATACAACGCACATACACGACCGTGACACCATTATCGACAACCAACAACTATCCCTTTGCAAATCGCAAATAGAGAATTTAAACAAGCAGATAGCAACATTAAACGGAATAATCACTACTCAACAACTACAAGTTTCAAAAGAACATAGTAGAGGCAATGAATGGTGCTTATATTTCTGGCTATTATTAGCAGCGATAGTGATTGCGTTGGTATTGTATATAGTAAAACCTAGGTTATGACACTTAAACAACGCTACGAATCAGTAGCAATAGCATACTTAAATAAATTCATTAGAAAGCAAGTTTTAGATTTCGATGGATGGGTAGGAGATGATATTGGGGGGATTGCTTCTTTTTGTTGCCAGTATTTCTTCAATCTTGACGATATACGCTACGATATAGATAATGAGTGCGAAGTGGGATTAATATTAAGATGGCAAGAGGATGGAGTAGAACATGATATGAATGGATTTTTTGACGATATAAATTACCGTTCTTATCACAATGGGTTAAGGTATGAAGATTTAAAAAAGTAAGGTTATGAGACAAGTAAACAAACAAACAATAGATTTAATAAAACACTTCGAAGGGTTTTCAGCAACTGCCTATCATGACAGTATAGATGCCCCCTCGATAGACACAATCGGATACGGTTCAACAACTTACCCCAATGGCAACAAAGTAAAAGTAGGAGAACCAGCAATTACAGAACAACAAGCAATCGAATACTTAACCTTTGAAGTCAATCAAAAAGCAGTAGCCGTTAGTCATTTAGTCACATCACAATTAAACGATAATCAGTTCGGTGCGTTGGTGTCTTTTGCTTACAATTTGGGTGAAGGTAACTTATCCGAAAGTACATTACTAAAGAAAGTAAACGCAAACCCAAAAGACCCGTCTATACAGCTAGAATTTGACAAATGGATATACTCTAACCACTTGCCCGTTAAAGGGCTAGAAACACGCCGTAGGGCTGAATGGACACTATACAATACACCATGTTAGCAGTTTACACGATACTATTTTCATTAACGCTCATAGTAGCAATATTATGGGCTAATCTTATCGACAATGCCAACCCCACCCATACGATTTGAACCGTTGAAGATAATTAAAACAAAAGTATGCCCAATAATGCCGAAGAAAAAAGTAAAACAAAGACTGAACAGATAAAGGAATATTATCTAACGCATCAGTCGGAAGATTTGCAAGTAATTGCGGACAAATTCAAAAGCACACGACAAACGGTGTCTAATATTGTGTCGGCATTAAGAAAAGAGGGGGGAATACCACCATTGCCAGAAGATTTTAATAAAGGGAAACGAGGAGAAGAAAAGCACCAAGCACTTGCAGAAGAATGTGAAACAACTGGGATTCCAAAAGAAAGGGTAACGCATTACTGGTGGAAAACTAAAGATGCCTCAATATTTGTTAAATGCGAACAAACCCAAGAAAGCGACATTTTAAAGTCAATTGAGGACATAGTAACTGAAAGGCTTACTACTAGAATAACAGTACCAATAACCCCCAATGAGACGTGCCAAAAAGCCCTTAAAGTAACTATATCGGATGCTCACGTTGGATTAGACCCAAACCCCAACGGATACGGGATTTACAACTACAAATACAATGCGGATATATTCTTTCAAAACTTAGAAAGTGTTTATAATTCTGTTATTGCAAAGCATAATCAATTTGGTAAATTTGATACTTTATTTATTGATGACTTAGGGGACGGATTAGACGGTTGGAACGGGTTAACGACTAGAGGCGGTCACGACTTGCCACAAAATATGTCTAACGTAGATGCTTTTAAAACTTTTGTTACAGGAAAACTAAACCTAATCGAAAGGCTAATTGCTGCCAATGTTTCCGACAATATAGAATGCCGTAATGTGTCAAACGATAACCATAGCGGTGACTTCGCAAGGATAGCGAATGAAACTATCAAAATGGTATTAGATAGAATTTACGGAAACGGGCAAATAGGTTTTAAGATACTCAATAAGTTTGTAGAGCATTTCTTTTACGGTGACCATTGTTTTATCCTCACTCACGGGAAAGACGAAAAGCAAAGGCTTAAAAATCTATCGCTAGACCTCACCCCAGCGATAGTAGAATTTTTTAGAAGTTATATAGACTATCACGGCATTAATTCTAAGTTTATTCACGTTGATAAAGGGGACTTGCACCAATTGGGCTACAAGCGTTGCAATAAGTTTGATTATAGAAATTATATGTCATTTGCGCCGCCTTCATTCCATAGTAGCCACAACTATAACGGTTCATATAGCGGCTATTCAATACAAGTGATAGATAAGCATTCGGCAACAGTAAGCCACG